CCAAGGGTAATCGTCTCGGCCAGCGGCAGGACCGCCGCCATGCCACGCTGAAGCTCGAGCACTTCCTGGCTGTTCGTCCCGTCGAAGCGGCCGATGAACACGGCGTGCGTGCCGGCCGTCTGCGTCGCCAAGTTGCGGAACGCCGCGTAGCCTGGGGCCGACACGATGCCGAGCGACAGCGTTTGCACCGAGGTGCCGATGGTCACCACGCCGGCCGCCGCCGCCTGCGTCGTCTGGTTGGCCTTGACCGATGCCGCGGCGAACCGGTCGGAGAAGTTGCCGTTGTCACACTGAAGCGTGACCGAAGCTTTGATTTCGTCAGCCATTAGATGCCCGCCTCCGTAAACAGGTTGCTGTGGACTTTCTCTTCATACGGATACGCCTTGCGCGTGAATATGTACGAAGACGCATTAACGCCCGTTAGCAGCGAAGCAGCGACTGCAGTGCCGGACCCGTCTAACTGCACCGGCTTGCTAACTGGATTCCCGGCAAGGTCGAGGATCGCCCGCCGCTCGCCGCCGACAACCTCATTGAAGCCAGCGTCGTGGAACTCAACGAAATGCCCCTTGGGGTCGTAGAGCCATTCGACGGAGACAACCCACTGGTCCACCTTGTCGTCGAAGTCCGCGTTGTAGCCGACACACAGCATCGTCCGCCGCGATGCACCTAGGAAAGCGACCTCGTTGGTCGTGTTGACGTAGGATGTTAACGCGGCAATGTTTGGACTGACGACCTTGGTGTTGGTGTACGTCAGCCGCAGAAGGCAGCGATTTTCAGTCAGCCCGTCCACCGGGTCGCCAGCCGAGTTTGTTGCCGGCTTTGGGGCAGCGTTGTACTCGCCATTCTCGCCCTGGTCCGTGAGCGGGCATTCCTTCTGTTCGGTCGAGATGCTAATCCGCTTCCACGTTTCGGTCTCTTGATCTTCAGGCGATGGCTGCTCCGACTCGTCTTGAGCCTCGTAGGTCACCGCAATCTTGATCGCACGGTCGGCGTCGTCGCCCTTGTAGTAGGACAGTTTTCGCGACTTCACCTTGAACATGACACCCGCAACAAGCCGAGTTTCGCCGACCTTCGGGATCGCCTGGTTGCCCAGGTTGAGCCACGTCGAAGAGTCGTCAGCCAGCGTGCCAAAGTCGGGCGTGCTGTCGTGCAACGCCAGAAGGTCCACGGATCCGGCAAGCGTGATTCGGCCCTTGTCGCCGAGCGTTTCGCCGTACTCGAAGGACCGCAGTTCTCGAACGTCGATGATAGCCATTAGCCGATCACCGCCAATCCGGTCGGGTCGAGCCTATCGGCGATGTCCTCTAGTGCGTCAGCCGACCGCTCTGTGTTGTCGGCCGTCTTGCGGGCGTCATCCTTCACGTCGAGCCGAGGGTCGGCCCCGCGCATGATGTTGTTGCGAAACGCTTCCCCCTCGGACGAGCCGACGACGATGGCACGAAGTTCCTGACTCGAGGCGCGGATCGCAGCACCGACAGCCTGGGCGGTAGGACCGGCACCCGGCTGGCCCGGATTGCCGCCCTTGGCAGCGTTGGCGGCAGCATCGGCTTGAGCCTTAGCAAGAGCGGCGTCAAAGGCGCCGAAGGGGTTGGTGATGTTGTTGATGCCGTTGGCAAAGCCTTCGGCCGCTTGCTCCCCGTACTCCTTGCCGAGTTTGTCCACGCCTCGCTGCATCTTGGCGGCACCCGCAGCGCCGGCATCGAGCGAACCGGCAAGGTCCGTGAACCCAGCAGCCTCGGCCAACTGAGCCAGCGACCTCGCTAGGCTTTGAACGCCAGAAAGGATCACCGAGAACACAGCACTAAACGCCTGGCTCAGTTTGGCGTTGATGGCAAAGATCACCTGAAACACGCCATACAGGACCGTAAATGCACCCACCACGCCACGCAGTACTCCGGTGAACACCGCGGCCGCACTAGATGCCAGACTCCAGCCCTTCGTGTTCTCCGAGAAAAACCCGACAATTAGATTGGACACGGCGGTGATCGCCGGCGCAATGCCGGCCGTGAACTGGAGAATGAACCCCTTGACCGGCAGGACCAGTCGGCCGAGCGCGTCGCCCATCCCTTCAATGGCTGCCGTCTGCTCGCCGCTCATCTTCACGCCAAGGTTCGTGAGCAGCGTGTCCATCTCGCGGATGCCGTCGCCGCCTTGCCGCAGGAAGTTCAGCATCCCCTGCCCAGACCGGCCGAAGATGTCGATCGCCGCTGCGGCCTGCATCTCAGGCGGCAGGGCCGCGATGCGGTCAGCGATGAGCGAGAACTGGGCCGCGGTGTCGAGACCCGCCATATCCTGCATCGTCAGGCCGAGACCCTCGAACGCCTTGACGGCAGCCGGCGTGCCAGACGCCAGTTCGCTCGTCATGCGAGCCGTGCGACGCAGTCCGCCGGTCAGTTGTTCCTGGCTCACGCCGACTTCGCCGGCCGCGTGCTGGAGAACCTGCAACTGCCCCGCTGCCACGCCCAGTTCCGTGGACAGGTTTTGCACGCCTTCGGCGTAGGCCATTGCCTGGCCGATGGCCACGAACGGGGCCGTGAGGGCAGCGATGACGCCCAGCGGAATCAGTAGGCTCTTCATCGCCCCGCTTAGGATCGCCACGCCCACCGCCGCCGTAGACGCTCCGCGGCCAAGCCCGAGAACCCCTAGCGCGGCACTGGCGAAGCCGCTGCCCATCCCGCCGGTCATCCGGCTTACCAGCCCCTGGAAGCCGCTCAACTGCTTGCCAGCGCTCGCCAGACCGGCAGTCAGCCCGCCCGTGGACGCTGTGATCGAGACGTTGACGCGGCCGAAGTTCTTCGCCATTACCCGCCTCCGATCGCACGGAAGGCCGCCACGATCTGCTCGGGCGTCTGCGCCCGCTTCGGCACGGGCATGAAGTCGTCAGGCTTGCGACGCGGCGAACCCTTAGAACGGTGGGCGGACGCGAACTGTGACATGGCCATCGCGTCCCTCAACCACTCGTCGCCCCACGGTTCCAATTGGTAGTAGCCCATCCAGGCGTACAACTGATCGACGCTCATCGAATCCGCCAGCCCGCCAGGCTCCTCGACGTTCCAGATGCCCAGCTTCAAGGCCAGCCGGTAAAGGAACTGCAGGACCGGCTGGCGCTCTATTTTCCCGCCGCTTCCTCCACCGGATTCGCACCGAGCCCGTTGAGTTTGAACACCGCATCGACGATCCGCTGCACGGCGTCGGCGTCGAACTCGCCGATTCGCTCTTCGTCCACCTCGGTGAACAGCGGCTTGCCGTCGTCGTCCACGCACGACAGGGCCACGACCTTCGCGGACACGTTCTTCAGGTTGACCGACCCGCCGACCTTGCCGCCGGTGGCGATCTCCTCAAAACGGTTCCGCATCCGGCTGGTGAACTTGGTGACCCACACCTCGGCGTCCTCGCCAAGTTCGGGCACCGGCACCTTCACCTTCGGCAGCGGACGCTTCCGCTTGAAGAACTCATCACGACTCAGAGCCATGCGCGCCTCCCTGCGTCATACCAATCAACCAAGGGCACCCGACAGCTTGATCGTCACGGAGCCCGACTGCATGTCTTCCATCTGGGCACCAGCCTCGTAACCGGTCATGTAGCCGAACGCCGACCACAGCGTCACGGCCGTGCCACCGTTGGCCCAGTACACGCTCACCACCTGGTTGGTGGCGACGTTCGCCATGTCGGCGACGGGCTTCACGGCAGGGTCGTGCAGCACCTCGACCGAGACTTCGCCGGGGTCGTAGATGCTCGAGGCCACGAACTCCTTGACCGACGACAGCATGTGCGTCGCATCGGCCACGGCCCTCGCAATGCCGTTGTGGTTGACGCCGGTAATCTTGTAGCCGGTCGCGGTGTGCAGTGCGGTGCCGAACGAAACGTAGGTGCCCTGTCCGATGTCAGCAGCCATGTTCAACTCTCCGAGTGGGTGATCTCGACTGTCAGGTCCGTCCGGTAGATTGGCGTCTGGTCGCCGGGGTTGGCAGGCTCTTGCTGGTCGTTTTCGTCCTTGACCGTAACGAGCCGAACCGCCGCCGTCCGCTTGAATTGTAAGGCTGCCCTGACCGCTCGCCCGAGGTTGCGGCAGTCCACCAGACGGGTCGAAATACACGACACCGTGTACGTCGTCCGCGTGATCCCGGTCATGCCGGTCATGTGCATGTACGGCCCACGGCTGGCGTCCTGGCGGTCGATCACCAGGCACGGCATCGCCGTCCCCTGCGGAGCCTGGACGGCGTAGATCCGCGAGCCGACGGACGCTGCGATGTCGGCTGAGACCGACAGCAGCTGCAGCAGGGATTCGTCGATGAACGTCGTGGCTGGCATTACATCCCCTTGGCATCGCGGCGGGCGTTCTCGGCCACGGCCTTGTCTACGGACCGGCCCAGTTCCTCAACGAGTTGCTCGCGGATTCGCGGCAGCGTCCTGTCCGCCCACTGGCCGAACTTGCCCGTGCCGGGGACGGCAGCCACCTCAGGGAAGTACGCAGCCCCGCCGCCTTCCGCCCCGATCAGAGCCACCTTGCCCATGAGATACGGGTACTTCTTGGCCATCGACATAGGCACCCGCAACATGGATGCGTTCTTCGGCTTGCGGACCTTCACGCCGTTTTCGATCCACCAGGCGTGATACCCAAGCCCGCCCTTCTTGAACTTGTCGCCACGGCGGAAACCGAGCACGGCTGTCTGGGTCTTGCCGCGAACCTTGGCTTCCGTGAGCACGCCCACCGACCGCTTCAGGTTGCCCGTCGGACCCTTGGCAACCAGGGCTTTCACCTCGGGGATGTACGGCTTGGTGACCTTCTTGACGCTCGCCCCTAGGTACTTCTTCTGGACGCCAATCCGCAGCCCATCAAAACGCTTGAGAACGTCTTGGATGTCCGACGCACTTGCGCTGACTTGGAAAGCCATTAGTCCGTCACCTCTGCCACCAGCAGCTCGTGCTCGGCCCGGTAGCCTCGCTCGACAACACTGGTGATCTCAAACGTGCGGCTTTCGCAGACGATCCGCATCTTGGCCTTGAGCCCCGGCGTGTAGTGCAGCATCACCTTGTGGGTTACGTCGGAGCCGGTCGCCATGGCAGACACGCTCTCCGATCCCGACAGCGGCATGATGCCCACCCACCGAGTAGCGAACGTGGCCCACGAAAGGATCGGCTCGCCGATGGCGTTGGCCGACTCCGTCGGAGTCTGGATCGTCGCCAGCCGGTTGAGCGTGCCAGTCTTCATGTGCCAACGACCACCAGCGTAAAGCTCGCCGTCCCCGAGTACGCCGAGACGTTGAAGCCCGCCGTGCCCCCGCCACGGGCGTCCGACAACGCAACACGGCTCGCGGAACTGATCGCCGCCCCCGACCCGGACGCCTCAGCACAGCGGGCCGCAGCCGAGGCAGCGAAGGCGAACCGGTCCACTGTCGCGAGCGTGACGAGCGATCCGTCCGCGTCCCGGTACGTGCTGGGGGCCACAGCAATCGCCACAGAGGCCGTGCCGCAGGTGCCAGCGACAACCACCACCTTGCCAGCCGTGTAGGCGTCCGTGCTCGTCAACGCGA